ATTTGTCAATGAACACAGTTAGTATATTGCAATTAGAATTGTGAAATGAGGCAGCCTCTCTTGTTTCCCCAACCACCCAACCCTTTGTTCATGTGAAATATGGCTGCTCAAAACAATTTCCTCAGCAGCTATATTTCCCCCAATTTAAACCCAATTAAATTAATTAACCCCAATTTAGAATTTTGGAAATTATAGTGTACACTTATTCGAACTTACCATTACTTACCATTATTGATTACTCTAAACCAAAACTTAACCTAAAACTTAACTAAACTTATAGAACTATAAAAATCTTATTAATTCTGATGAGATTACTTCATAGTTATTCCGAACTCTTTGAGGAAGTCCTTGGCCTGAGATGACAAGCCACTGGTTCCCCATGGGAGTTTTGAGATTCTGGAGACAGCTCCCTGAATCATTACTTTCTTCTCTTTCATCCACTTGTCTGGTGTGTCGTTCTTGTACTGTTGTCTAAGCGGCTTCTTCAAGAGTGCCACATCAATCTCTCCCTTTTGAGCTCTGTAGATATAGATTGCCAATGGGAGCATTTCAAACTCATGTAGGAACATCTCTGTTCCAGGGAAGAATGAAAGGTACACCTTGGCAGACTGAGCCCATGTGACCCCTTTTGATTCTGCAATAGGATTGATGATTTTCTCTTCAATCTCTGGGCGGTGTTCTGTGTCAGCATACAGTTCTAGAATGAACTTAGCCAAGAACCCAGAAATCCGATGAAGAGTTAGTTCACCATCAGCGACCGTATTTGCAGTGTTGGCAGGGTAATGGTTATTAACAACAGGGACCTTCCAAGTGCCAAATTTAAGGTTAGCGAGCTTTGCCGAACTCTTACGGAGCTTCTGCTTAGCCTCATTCGCGCGCAGGAAGAAGACCCTAATATTCTCAAGTGTGAGCTCGTCTCTGTGCTCATCGATAAAGCGCTGGTACGCTTGTTTAGGGTCAAACGTAGACGAATTTTGTCCCCGTTCCTCAACCGAAAACTCAAAAAGAGGAGTTGCCATGATTCTGTATCAA